CCAATCGGTACTTGAAGACAAATATATAGATTACCAATTGGATATAAACTTTAGAGAGGATATAGAAGATGATTATTGAAGGTGTTGTAGCATTCTCCAATCTGACCAAAGAAGAACTTTATCAAGGTCGTCCTACTGGTAAATACTCTTTGGTTGTTGCTTTGGATGATTCTTCCGTCGAAGCACTCCAAGAAAAAGGGGTCAAGCTTAAAGTCTACCAAGACAAGACTCAGCGGAAGTTTGTCACCAAGAAGCAAATCCCTGTTATTGATACGTCCGATTCAACCATTGGCGGTGAAATCCCTTGGGGGTCAAAAGTACGCCTGTCGGTTGCCCTTGGCCCGATCAGCCCCATCCACGGACCATCGACCTACCTTAACGCTGTACGTGTCCTAGAGCTCTCCCAGAACCGTGCTGGTGGCCTTGAGGAAGGCTTTTGACAGGGGGTCGGTAGGGTAGTACCGGGTGGCCTATGAAAACGTCTCATAGGCCTTCCTATGCGGTTTGAGGGGCATATATGACCACTAGTCTCGACCTATACGCCACCAGGCGTGGAGTAAAGCATCCAAGGGCAAAACTTACGGAGGACGATGTGCGCCTGATCAGGGCACTGTCCAAAGAGGGCTTGTCTCAAAGGGCGATTGCCAAGAAGTTTTATGTGTCCAAAAGAGCCATCGAAGCGATTGTGACTGGCACTGGATGGAAGCACATTTGAGCTATAGATATTCTACAAACTGGATGGGTCCAATTAATTATGATTGGATTCAAAAGCATGGTGACCACTGGGCAGCAGGTCGTATTGATGTCTATGGTGGCGATGAACCATATCCAGATGAAATTGGTCTTTGGACCATGCATGTAGACGACTGGAATAGATTATCTGAATGGCTAAATGGTTTCCGTACAGAAACACAGTGGAATCTAGATCAGATACTCACGGAATACTATAAAACCAACCCAGGAATACAGTGGTTCAAAGAAGATGACTATCATCCAGAATGATCAAGGTGAGTATATCCTTCGATTATCACCAGAGGATCTTGATGAGTTAGGGTGGCACCCTAAGGACACTCTAGAGTGGACTATTGAAGGTGATACTGCAATTCTGTCTAAAGTAGAATCTTATCAAGATATATTGTTTTCAATAGAAGAACTTTATATGTCCTGCTGGGGTATTTGTGATGACTTAAAGTTATATAGTCAAGATGATTATTATATTAAAAGTTTAGCTGAAGTATATAATTTCAAATTTAAGAAACTTTGGGAAGTAATAGAAAAACTTTATAGAAAATAAAAATGAACAATAATAATAATAAAAATAAGTTCTACTGTGTGCTAGATAAGCACAATAATTTGTATTGGTCTTATAATAAACTTGATGCTGTATATTGGCATATTCGGTATGACCATAAAAACCCAGCAAGATTCCTTGAGCTGGATAGACTACTTCATGATGTTAATAAGTTGGTGAATATTGACAGATGGGAAAATTCTTAAAACACACAAGTTGTCCTAAATGTGGTTCTAAAGATAATCTTGCCATTTATGCAGATGGTGGTTCTTTTTGTTTTACTCCTAATTGTAATTATTACAGTAAATTCACCCAAAATGTGGATAATATAACTATGGAAATGTCAGGCACTCCCGGCCCAATCAAGGACCGCCGGATTACTGAAGCTACCTGTAAAAAATATGGAGTAACAATAGAATATGACCCTAATGGAAATATTAGCAAGCACCACTATCCTTATTATCACTCTCTCAGTGGTGACCTCATTCTGGTCAAGACTCGATATGTAGCTAATAAAAAGTTTACATGTTCTGGTATTAGTCAAGGTGTAGGTTTATTTGGTCAAAACATTTGTAGAGGGGCAGGCAAGTACATCACAATCACAGAAGGTGAACTCGATGCCTTGGCCGTCTCAGAGATGTTTGGCAACAAGTGGGATGTCGTGTCCCTTAGGACAGGGGCGTCTGGTGCCCGTAAAGACATTCAAGAGAACCTTGATTGGCTTGAAGGGTATGATAATGTAGTTTTGTGTTTTGATAATGATGCCGCAGGCAAGGCAGCGATAGACTCAGTAAAAGATCTATTCTCGCCACACAAGCTAAGAATCATGCGGATCGCCGGGGAGCTTAAAGACGCCTGTGACTATCTCCGGGAAGGCCGCATAACCGACTTCATGACTTCCTGGTGGGACTCTAAGCTTCACAAGCCTGATGGTATTGTGACGTTTGAAGACATCATCAAGGAAGTCGAGGACGAACAGGAAGACAATTCCACCCCGTATCCTTGGGAAGGTCTTAACAACCTGACCTATGGATTCAGGCCCTCAGAGCTCGTTACGATCACATCAGGCGCAGGGATGGGTAAATCCCAGCTACTGCGTGAGCTTGAATTCTACCTCTATCAAAAAACCACAGACAATATCGCAGTGATCGCAATGGAAGAAGTCCCAAAGCGGTCAGGGCTCGGTATTGCCTCTTTGCTGGCAAACAGACCACTACATCTGCCCAATTCAGGGATCACCAAGGAAGACAGAATCCACTGGCTTAAACAGATAGACCAGTCAAGGTTTTATTTTTGGAAGCACTTTGGGTCTGCTGATGATGAAAGCGTCTATAGCCGCATTCGCTACATGTGTAAAGCTTATGACTGCAAGTGGGTCATCCTAGACCACATCAGCATCATGGTGTCTTCGCAGGAAGGCATTGGTGACGAAAGAAAAGCAATTGATGCCATCATGACCAAGCTAAGGACACTAGTACAGGAACTGAATATTGGTATGTTCCTGGTATCACACCTTCGCAGGCCTCAAGGTAGCAAGGGGCATGAAGAAGGTGCTCAGGTGTCTCTAAGTGAGCTAAGGGGGTCTGCTGCTATTGCACAACTGTCTGATTGTGTGATTGGCCTTGAACGTAATCAACAAGCAGAAGACTTCAGAGAAGCAAACACAACCAAGCTTAGGGTGCTAAAAAACCGCTTTGCTGGCCTGACTGGTAAAGCTTGTGAGCTGTTTTATGATCGAGATACGGGTAGACTAGTGGAGGTTGAACCGCAAGAAGAAGAAGACCAAGAGGGAATCCCTTTTTAATGATTCTATTTACAGACATTGAAGCAGACTCACTCAACCCAAAGCACATCTGGGTTGTGTGTGTCAATGGTCAATCGTTCTTAACAAAAGAATCCTTCTTAGAGTTCTTTCAAGAGCATCAACAAGACACCTGGGTATTCCATAACGGGATCTTTTTTGACTGCCCTGTGCTTAAAGACTTGTGGGGTATTGAAATCCCAAGGGACCGAGTGCTAGACACTTTGGTCCTTGGGAGACTTATAGATCCCTCAAGGCAAGAAGGGCACTCACTAAAAGCTTATGGGGAATACCTAGGCTTCCCGAAAGGTGATCACTCTGATTGGTCTCAACGGACTCAAGAGATGGTGGACTACTGCCTTAGAGACGTACAGGTCACTAAAGCCACCTATGAATACCTGATGAAGCAAGAGCCTTCAAAGGAAGCCATAGAGCTAGAGCATCAGGTGGCTTGGGTGATTTCAGATCAGGTACGCAATGGGTGGCTTCTGGACCAAAGGAAGTGCTTTGAGTTCTTAGGGCAGCTTAAGGAGCGCCTGTTGCAGGTAGAGCAATCAGTGCTCCAAAGGTTTAGGCCTTTGCCAGTATCGGTTAAAGAGATTGAACCTAAATTCAAAGCAGACGGGGCTTTGTCTGTTGTGGGTTTGAAATTTCTGGGGGATCAATTTAGGAACGTCTCAGGAACGTTTACCCGTGTTGACTGGCCTGAATTTAACCTAGGATCAAGACAGCAGATTGGTCGCTACCTGCAGCATTTTGGGTGGGTACCTAAAGAATTTACAGAGACAGGACAAGCCAAGGTGGACGAGACTGTGCTTGAAGGGGTTCAGATCCCTGAAGCACAGATGATCGCTGAATACCTGATGCTACAGAAGCGTATAGCTATGGTGGAATCGTGGTTAGAGCTAGTCAAACCTGATGGGCGTGTGCATGGGGAAGTAAAGACCAACGGTGCTGTCACCGGCAGGATGACACACAGCAACCCCAACCTGGCCCAAGTGACTGCTAATGGCAAGCCTTGGGGTAAAGAGTGTCGTGAGTGTTGGATAGCAAAGCCGGGGTACGTTCTGGTGGGTGTTGATGCTTCTGGGCTAGAGCTCAGAAT